TATAAATTAAATGTCAAGTTGGAGCAAAACGAATGAGCATATACAAAGAAATGTTCAACGGCTCCGATTATGTGCCTGAGAGAGATGATGTACGTTTAGGGCCGCAATTAGAACGTGTTTACAGCGTAATGAAGGACGGCTTACCTAGAACCCGCAGACAGATAGCTAACGCTACAGGCGACCCAGAAGCGTCTATAAGTGCCCAATTAAGGCATTTAAAGAAGGAAAGGTTTGGGTCATATAGGGTTGAGAAGGATCATAAGGGCAAGGGCTTGTATGAGTACAAATTGCTACCGCCTGAAAAGAAGGGTCAGGGGGTGCTGCTATGACTTACCCCTTTCGAGTTGTTGATTGTGGTGGTCAGGGTACTCAGGAATGGATTGACGCTAGGCTAGGCATACCCAGTGCTAGTAACTATTCAAAGCTGATTACTACTAAGGGCAAGCGTAGTGCGTCATTTGATGGCTATTGTATGGGTTTGGCTGCCGAAGTGCTTACAGGCAAGCCGTATTCATGGCATAAGTCTGAACTGACTATCACCAGTGCGTCACCCCATAGTCCTGATACCGCAATCGACCCCAATGAATTAGATGCTTTGGATTGGGGGACTTATCACGAACCCGAAGCTAGGGCTTATTACAGCCTTCTCACGGACACAGACGTTGTACAGGTAGATTTCTGTAAACATCCTAATCTTGAAGCAGGGTGCAGCCCTGACGGCCTTATAGATGTTAATCAGGACGGAATGTTAGGTGGTCTGGAAATTAAGTGTCCAAAGAACCCACAAATACACATGGAATATTATAAATCTGGTGAAATACCCACAAAGTACATTCAGCAGGTGCAGGGTTGTATGTGGATAACTGGCCGAAACTATTGGGATTTTATGTCCTATCACCCCAAGCTAAAGCCCTTTATATGCAGGGTTTACAGGAATGACGATCTAATTACGGCTATGACTGAGGAAGTCACCGAAGCGGTGCATTTGATAGAACAATATGTGCATGAATTTAAATTTGAAGGAGCAGCATAATGCAAGGTGTAAATAACGTTATGATTATCGGGAATTGTGTTAATGATCCTGAAATCAAGCAAATACAGAAGAAAGACGGGGGTTCCTTATCGGTTGCTAACTTTTCAGTGGCTACCAATAAAGAATACAAAGGTAAGAAAACAACCACTTTTCACCAGTGCGTCATGTTTGGCAGCGTAGTGGATAACTTTATCGCTGACTATGTAAGCAAAGGCTCATTGTTGTATTGCGAAGGTGAGATACAGACTAGCGAGTATGAGAAGGAGTTTGATTGCGGTCAGAAGCATAAGGTAAAGGCTACGCAGATCAAGGTAAACAACCTTCAAAAGCTAGACGATAAGATTGTGGAAAAACAAGCCAAGCCTGAACAAAGCCCCATAATTGACAACTTTGATGACGATATACCCTTTTAATTTATATAAACCAGGAGAAAGATATGAAGACTACAGATATAGATAACACCCACAAACTTTTGATTGAAAACAACGTGCAGCGTAGACGGCCAGAAATGATATTAAGGCAAGTCAATATGCTTAGTGATTACCTCAGGGATATTGAGCAGGGAATATTTCGAGGGCCAAAAACCGAAGAGCTAGACGCATTGCAGGATTTGGTGGATGCAATTACTTACTTGATGGGCTTTGCCAAGCCTAAAGATAGCGGGTATTACGCTGATTTATTACTACACAGTGACCCTCAACTGAAACCAAAAGCTAAAGGAGCAAAAACAAAATGACAGAAAGGCTTGAATATCACGAATTAGCTAATATTTTCCCGTTAATTCAAGGCGTGGAGTTTGACGAATTGGTAAAGGATATTCAGTGGAACGGCTTGCAAGAGCCAATTATTCTTTATGAAGGCAAGATACTCGATGGAAGAAACCGATATAACGCCTGTTTGCAAGCTAATGTCGAGCCTAGTTTTGTGCAGTATCAAGGGGCTGAACCGCTTTCTTTTGTGGTCAGCCTTAACCTAAGACGCAGACACCTATCAGAAAGCCAAAGGGCAATGGTCGCCCAATCTGTCGCCAATTTGAACGACGGGCAAAGGCGAGCAAAAGGTGGCTCAATTGCGCCAGCTTTTTCACAAGTAAGCCAGCCAGAAGCGGCGGAAATGCTGAATGTGTCTCGTGAATCTGTGAAAAGGGCCGCAAAAGTTGCCAAATCAGGCGACGATTCACTCATTGAAGCAGTTGAGCAAGGTCAGGTATCTGTTTCGGCTGCTAGTGACCTAACAGAGTTACCAAAAGAAGAACAAAAAACCATAGTGTTGCAGGGGGAAGAAGAGGTATTAAAGAAAGCTAAAGAAATTAGGCAACAAAGGAGTGATTTAAAACGAAAGGAACGCTTGGCAAAAATATTTGAAATATCAAAGGGAAACTCGGAGCTACCAACAGATAAATTATATCCTATCATTTATGCCGACCCGCCTTGGAGATATGAGCATAGTGAAACAGATTCAAGGAAAATCGAAAATCATTACCCAACAATGACCCTTGACGATATTTGCGCTTTATCTGTGCCGACAACTGACGACGCAATATTGTTTTTGTGGGGAACTTCACCAAAATTGGAAGAAGCAATGTTAGTCCTCCAGAGCTGGGGTTTTACTTACAGAACGTGCGCTGTTTGGGATAAGCAAAAAATAGGTATGGGATATTATTTTAGACAACAACATGAACTTTTGTTGATAGCTACAAAGGGAAGTTTTCCAGCACCAGCGCCCGAAAATCGCCCCCCTTCTGTGTTTTATTTTGAAAGAGGAGAGCATAGCGCAAAACCCCATGAGGTAGCCGAAATGATTGAAAAAATGTACCCAGAACTCCCTAAATTAGAGATGTTTTGTCGCTCCGCAAGAGAAGGGTGGACAGTATGGGGCAACCAAAGTGATACATGATTTTAAGGAATGTTTGGCTAAATCCCACGCAGCAGAAGATTTACCAATTTGGGAAGAAGTATATCGCAGGGCTTTTCCAGACTTTTTAAGCATGGATTCTTTCCGCGAGTATGGAGAGTGGCAAAAAGCAGGAATTGATCGCGGTATCACTTTAAAAAATAGCAAAGTTATTCATGTAGACGAAAAAGTGCGCTCAAAGCCTTATGAGGATATTGCCTTAGAGTATTGGAGTGTTGAAGAAAAACAAATACCAGGTTGGGTTTGTAAACCTTTAAGGGCAGATTATATAGCGTACCTTGTTGCTCCTTTAGGGGTGTGTCATTTTTTGCCAGTTATTCAATTACAAAATGCTTGGGTTAAAAATGGTGATATGTGGAAGAAACAATATGGAAGCATAAGGGCCAAAAACAAAAACTATAATACTGTGTGTTGTTGTGTTCCTTGGCAAGAAGTATACAAAAAAGTAGGAAGGGAATTGAGAGTAACATTCGAGCGATTTGACATTGAAAGTGCTTGATCTATTTAGTGGTATAGGGGGGTTTTCATACGGCTTAGAGTCTACTGGGGGCTTTCAGACAGTAGCTTTTGCTGAATGTGAACTTTACCCTATTGCTGTTTTAAAGAAGCATTGGCCTACTGTGAGGGTTTATGAAGATGTCCGACAAATTACAGCAACAAGACTTTTTCGGGATGGAATCAAACCAGATGTCATTACAGGCGGATTCCCCTGCCAAGACATTTCTACAGCAGGACAACAAGCAGGAATTGAGGGAGAAAGATCAGGCTTATGGTCAGAGTGCGCCCGAATACTTGGGGAAGTTCGACCCCGTTACGCGATCTTTGAAAACGTCACAAATCTCCTTTCTGGAAACGAAGGGAAATGGTTTGAGCGAGTTTTATGGGACATTTCCAGTGTCGGGTATGATGCGGAATGGCACTGTATTTCAGCTTCCTCGATTGGTGCGCCACACAAACGAGATAGAGTGTGGATTGTGGCCTACCCCTGTAGCGCACGAAGCTCGATTAGGTTATCAAGATCGCTCCAATGGGAAGAAAGGGACACAAGAAAGCCTTTCAACAGTCATCATCAACATGGAAGGTGGTCGCCAAAAAACCACTGGACAGTTGAACCCAGCATGGGTCGAGTGGTTAATGGGATACCCCGAAGGGTGGCTAAGTTAAAGGCACTAGGAAATAGCATTGTGCCTCAAATAGCTTATTTAATTGGTCAAGAGATACTGAACTATGAGGAATCTTTATGCCAACAACAATGATGGTATCAACCGAAAGGGATATACAGGATTGCATGGAATCTATACGCAAGATTGTGAAGGATAAAGGGCATTGTTCGATTGCCTTTTCTTCCGTAGGAATGAAGTGTACTGACTTCTCACTTAGGGGTTTACCTCAGAACGCCTTAATGCACACATGGCTAAGAGAAGCAGCCGAACATACATTCGGGCATAAATGCACTGACATAGAATTAGAAAGTATGAAAAGGTATACTAAGACACGCTGTTATAGTGATACCAAACATTCTTTTTTGATTCATACCTTAATCAATCCTGAGACTAAGCAGAATAAGACAGAACTTACCTCAAGCAGTAAATGGGATAAGGGGGAAATGACTTACTTTCTGGATTGGATGCAACAATTCTATGCAGAACAAGGTTTGATCCTAGAAGCAAAAGGCGAATACTTAGATTTAACAACGAGTCAAAACGAATGAATATCGCTATTTTTGATGTTGATAGCAAAATACCTAATTTAGCCTTAATGAAAATCTCAGCTTGGCATAAAGCTAAAGGCGATCATGTGGAACATTATATGCCATTGATGCGCGACACTTACGACAAAATTTATGCGTCAAAAATATTCAATTTCTCTGATGATTCAATGTTAAGTGATGAAAGAATGGTCATTGGCGGCACTGGTTGGGATATGAAAAAAACCTTGCCAGATGAAATAGAAAACATGATTCCTGACTATTCAATATATCAATATCCG